TGCGTTTGCCCAATCACTAGATGAAGGTGATGAAGTTCATGCATTGTACAACCATGACAGCAACAAACTTCTTGGAAGGCGTGGCGCAGGAACATTGCGATTGCATGAAGATGACCACGGGCTGAAGATTGAAATTGATCCCCCAAACACAACAGACGGGAACGATGTAGTCGAACTGCTCAGAAGAAATGATTTGGTCAGCATGTCGTTTGGTTTCTTCAATACCAAAGACAGTTGGGAAACAGACGGCGAAGGCAATGACATCAGAACCATCAAATCAGCACGACTTTTTGACATTTCGGTTGTTTGTTCACCCGCATACGATCAGACAGAATGTTCGGTTCGGTGTGAACCAGCACTTGAATCGCAAGCGGAGTACCACGCAGTTAAAGAATTGGAAGCAACTGACTTTGATGCAATCGGCGAAACGGAAAAACTGAAACTGCGTTTGCGATTGGCTGAAGGGCAATGATGTCATACAAGACGAAGATACGATTGCGAGAAATTGGACTGCTTGCTGTCATCGTATTCTTTTCTGGCGGATTGGTTTGGGTTTCCTGCCTTATACATTGATGCTGTTCTGGGCAAGATACATCTTGATTTGCAGACCTTGCACCACGGCTGTGTGCTTGTTGTATTTCGTGTTGCTACGTTAACATTTCAGAACCCGTTGGTTCGTCATTCTGTGCCGTTGCACAACTCGTTTTCACAATTTATATTTCCGACAACAGAGAGGCAATACCATGTTGCAATCAGAAAAACTACGCGAGGCAAGGGCAAAACTCATTGCAGACGCGCGAACAGTTATTGACAGCGCGGATACTCTTGATGCCGAACAACGACAGCAAGTTGACACAATGTTGACCGATGCTGACGATGTACGCAAAGACATCAAAAGAGTTGAAGCAATCGAAGCAGAAGAATGCGACTTGCGTGAAGCAAGTGACAGGCGTTCAAAACTTGAAACACCAAAGGTGTCACAAATTATTGATGACGAACCATTGACAACATCCAGCCCCGCATATCGCGGTGCATTTGATGCGTACTTGCGCAAAGGTCATCGCAGGATGGACGGTGCAGAAAAGCGTGCGCTGGAAGCAGGAACAGTTGGCGAAGGTGGCTATCTTGTGCCAAGCGTTGTTGCAGACACAGCATCAATGGTGAACACAATCATTGAAACTATTGATGACGGTTCAGCAATGTATGGTCTTTCGACAGTGATAAATGTTTCTGGCGATACAAACATACCTGTTGAGTCAACCTTGGGAACAGCAAACTGGGTTGCAGAAGAAGTAGACATACAAGCAGACGGCACTGCCCACAGTGACGCTGCCTTTGGTCGCGCTACACTTAGCCCGCAAAAAGCGGCAACAATGCTAAAGGCATCTTCCGAGTTGCTTTCAGATAATGCCGTAAATCTTGAAAGTTACATCGGAAAAAATTTCGGGAGAAGGTTCGCAAATTTACTCGAAGATTCTTTCATCACTGGTAGTGGTTCTGGGCAGCCAAATGGGATTGACAACACATCCACATTGGGCGTGACTTTTGCTTCCCCTACTGCCCCAACTTTTGATGAAATGATTGAGCATTTCTACAAACCAAAAGAAGGGTATCGCAGAAACGGCACTTGGGTCATGAATTCAGGCAGTGCGTTGAAACTTCATCAACTAAAAGACGATGACAATCGCTATCTTTGGCAATCATCTTTGGAAGCGGGAACACCTGACACAATCATGGGTAGACCAGTTGCAATCAGTGATTCATGTGACAACATGGTGGCAACTAAAATTGCAGTATTCTTTGGTGACATTTCATACTACTGGATTGCACAACGGCAAGGCATCGTTATCAAACGATTGGATGAACTGTACAGTGAAACAGATCAAGTTGGTTTCTTGGCAACGCTAAGAATTGACGGTGAATTGACGCTTGCAGAATCAGTCCACCACATGAAGATGGCTGCTTCATAAGCAACCACCTGACTGAATCGGTACGAAACTGGGGGGGGCGTATTGCCCCCCCCACAATCGTGCGACAACTGGAACTGGAGGAAATCACATGGCAACCATGAAGATCAAATTCACAAAAGATTCTGGTGAATACAAAAACGGTGACACGGTTGAATTGCCAAGGCATATTGCCAAGCAACACATCCGTGACGGAAACGCAACAAGCGTCAAAGCAGAAGAACCAAAGCCATCCAAAGTGACCAAGAAGAAGGTGACTAAGAAGAAGGAAACTGCAAAGGCAGCAGTTCCCCCAGATTTGGAACAGGCAGTTGATGGATGATATACAGAAGTTTTCAGATAACAACCCCCGCATCGGCTGTTCCTGTCAGCAGTGCAGATATGAAATCACATTTGAGGGTGACGCATGCAGATGATGACACGCTAATTGAAGCGTATCAAATGGCTAGTCAGGAAACTATTCAGCGTTTGACGCGCAGGGCGTTGATGACGCAGACCATCACGCTGAAGTTGGACACATTCCCGTCTGGTGCAATTGAGTTGCCAAGACCACCTGCCCTGACAGTGACGAGCATTCAGTATGTTGACACAGATGGTGCAACGCAAACTTGGGATTCTGCAAACTATGATGTTGACATTTCATCAGAACCCGCAAGGATAACACCCGCATATAACAGTGGAACTTTGCAAACATATCCAGACACAAGAACGGACACACCAAATTCCGTCACGATTGTATTCACGGCGGGTCATGCTGCTATTGCCGACATCCCTGAAGGGTTGAGATTGGCTCACAAGTTGTTGGTTGGTCACTACTACGAAAACCGCGAAGCCACGCAATTCACAAGTCTTTTTGAAATGCCACTTGGTTTGCAAATGCTACTTTCTGCACACGAAATGCCAGAGGTGTTCTGATGCGTGCAGGGCGGTTGCGTAATCTTGTTTCAATTCAAAGCAGAAGTGGTGCGCAGAATGCGTATGGTGAAGTGACCAACACATTCACAGAAGTCACAAGTGGTGAAGTGTGGGCAGGGATCGAACCCATACGGGATGCAGAAGCAAGACGCGCAGGTGGCAATGATGAAATACTGACACACAAGATTGTGATGCGGTACTTGTCTGGAGTGAACGCAACACACCAGATTGTGTTTGGTTCAAGGACATTTCAGATTGTGTCAGTGATCAACCGTGATGAACGGAATATGGAACTGGAAATTTTGTGCAAGGAGCGTGTTTGATGGGCTTTGGCAGTATGGGTGAAAATATCAAACTGTCAAGGGCTAGTCAAGATTTTGGCTATGCAGACATGTCCATGTCAATGACGGGCTTTGTTGAACTGGATGCCATGTTCAACGAACTCACAGACAAATCCAAGAAGCGTGTGTTGGTGAAGGGAATGCGTGAAGCAATTGAACCCGTGAAGGAACGGGTCACTAGATTCACACCCAAGCACACAGGACGGCTGCGTGAAAGCATTCATCTATCGAAGAAGTTCAATGCGTCAACTGGCTTTGCGGAAGCACGGCTGGGGTTCAGGACGCGAGGTGGCAAGGGCGCACCACACGCACACTTGGTGGAATGGGGAACGGCAGAAAGGCAGACACCTGTCACCAGATTCACGATCCTTGGCAACAGGAAATCAACTGGCGAAGTTCGGCAAACAGGCAGAATGAAAAAGCAGTTGAATATGACACGCGCGTTTAAGCAAGCGGGTGGTTCAAGGCACATCAAGAACAAGTTCAGGGAAATACTGAATGAAACGATTATCAAAGCACACAAGCGTTCAAAGAACAAACGCCAGAAATTTCTTGGTTGGTAGATGGCGAACATTGCTTCAACTTTTTTCAAGATTGTTGACGATGGCGTGGCATCACTGGCGTCACGAATTTATCCTGTTTCTGCACCACAGGCAGCAACCAGACCCTTTGTTGTGTATGAATTGGACAACGAACAGCCACATGATGATTTGAGTGGACACGCTGGATTGACCGATGCTTCATTCGCTGTCAGCGTTTGGGATGATACATATTCTGGCGCAAAAGCGAAAGCGGTTCTGGTTCGGACGGCGTTGGTTGATGCAGACATAAGTGCTGCAATTGACGGGATCACAATACATCGCATCAGTCACGATAATAGTTCAGACCAAAAAGCATGGTCAGGTGATGGTGCTGAATTCCCGCTGTATGGGGTTGAGCAAGACTACACGGTCGTTTATGAAAGTTAGAACTGGAGTGCAAGCACAATGACAATTTCAACACAAGGCGCAGAATTGAAAGTGGCACTGGACGGTGGTTCATCAACCAAGATAGGTGAAGTCCAGAATGTTTCACTAGGATTGAGTCGTGGCGCATTGGAAACATCGGCAATTGATAATGCAACCGATACTGGCAAAACTTACATTGCAAGTGGCGTGTATGATGGCGGTGAACTGTCATTTGACATTCTCTATGACAATGACGAAGCAATGCACAGTGGAACACTTGGCGCATTGAAAGATGCTGTTGCTGACACGGCAGCGGTTTGGACAATACTTGTTCCGCACGGCGGGGGGACTTCAACATACACATTCACAGGATATGTGACGGGGTGGGATGTCAGCGTTGCAGTTGACGATTTGGTCAAAGTATCAGCAAGCGTGAAAATTACTGGTTCGGTAACAATGCCGACAACAGACTAGAACAGACTAGGAAGGCAAGACAATGGCAGCAATATCAACTGCAGGTGCAATACTCAAAGTAAGTGGAGCGGCAATTGGTTCAGTGACAAATGTGTCACTGGGCTTGTCGCGGGGAACAATCGAAACCACTGCAATCAATACATCCGAAGATTCTGGGAAAACATTTGTACCCGCAGGATTGTATGAATTGGGTGAAGTTTCATTTGATCTTCTCTATGACGCAAACAACACGGAACATATGCTTCTGTTGGATGCTTTTGAAGATGCTGGCGCACAAGCAATGTTGACATACACGCTAGTAGTGCCAACTGCTTCAACAACCGCATCGTATGTATTCGATGGATTTGTTACTGGTTGGGATGTCACGCTTTCATTGGAAGATGTTGTCAAAGCAAGCGTGACAATTAAACTAACAGACAGTGCAAACGAGGCAATACCATCAACTTGATTTGAAAAGGAAAAACCCCATGACGAAACTGTTGACAAAAAAGCAGATTCTTGAAGCAGACGATCTTCCATTTGAAATAGTGGAAGTCAAAGAATGGGGGGGGAGTGTAAAGATTCGCACGATGACAGGCACAGAGCGCGATTCCTTTGAATCCAGTCTTTTGGGCGAGGGTGGCAAGAAGGAAAAGCAGAAGATGATGCTAGACATTCGCGCAAAGTTCGCGTCACTTGTGATCGTTGATGAAGAAGGCAACAGGTTGTTCAGTGCCAAAGACATCAAGGACTTGGGCAAGAAATCTGCAAGTTGTCTTGATAAAGTCCTGACGGTAGGACAAAAACTGAACGGGCTGACCAGCGAGGACATTGACGAATTGGGAAACGATTCAGAGAGCATCCTACTAGAAAATTCATCTTCCGATTAGCAGGTCACTTGGGGATGACAGTGCGTGGTTTGCTCTCACAGATAGACAGCAGGGAAATTTCAGAATGGATCGCATACGACCAAATCGAGCCAATAGGCAGTATCCAAACCCAACTTGTGGGGGGCATTGTTGCAAGCACAATTGCAAACTGCCACAGGGGGAAGAACCAAAGTGCGTTTGCGCCGATGGACTTCATGCCCCTGCAAAAAGATGCAAGTGCAAGGGACGATTCGGTAGACCAAACTGCCGCAAAACTGGAAGCGTTTTCACTGATGGGCAGGGGCATCAGGAAAGTTGAAGAAGGCGAATAGATAAATGGCAGTGGTCAAAAACATTCTGGTCAACATCAAAGCACGGGCTGACAAACTTGCTGGTGGTTTGAACAAGGCAAGCGGAAAGATGGCAAAGTTCCGTTCAAAGATGCGCAAGAATTTTGACAAGATTGGCAAGGCGGTCAACAAGGCAAGAAGAAAATTCAAGAAGTTCCGCAAGGGACTGAATCGGATGTTCAAAACACCAATTGGAAAGATTGCAAAACTTGCTGCGGTGGTTGGCGGTGTGCTGGTGCTTGCTGCGGTGAATGCAATCAAGACCTTTGCGAAATTTGAAAAGGGATTGTCAGATGTTGCAGCAGTTGGTGGTGAAAGGTTTGCTGGTTCAATGGACAAACTGAAAGCCAAGGCACTTGAACTTGGGAAAACAACAATGTTTTCCGCGAGTGAAGCAGCAGCAGGAATGGAATTGATGGCACGCGCTGGGTTCAGCGCAAACGAAGTTATGGAAGCAACGCCACACATGCTGAACTTAGCAGCAGCAGGAAGTTTGGAACTGTCGGAAGCAGCAGACATCACGGCACAGGTTCTTCGTGGCATGGGCATGGATGTTTCTGAAACAGGTCGTGTTGTTGATGTACTTGCAAAGGCAGCGTCAATGGCAAACACGGATGTTGCCATGCTGGGTCAAGCGTTTTCACATGTTGCGCCAGTTGCAGCAGCGTTGAACATTTCACTTGAACAGACAACTGCCATGCTTGCAACACTGTCCGATGCGGGTATGCAAGCAGACCGAGCAGGTACAGGGCTGAAAGCGGTGTTGTCTGAAATGGCTGGTGAAATTGAAGCGCGGGGTGTTGGTGCTTTGGACGATTTGGTGAACAGTGGCTTGTCTGTTGCAGAAGCATTTGCACGGTTCGGCAAGCGTGGTGCGCCAGCAATCCTTGCACTGATTAGGATGCGCGAACGAACAGGTGAACTATCAACTGCGTTTGCTGATGCAGAAGGTGCAGCAGAAGAAATGGCAGAAACAAAGATGGACAACCTTTGGGGTTCTGTCAAAATTCTACAATCTGCATGGGAAAACTTGAACATCACACTGGGCGAACAACTTGCACCAACCATCAGGGTAATCGTTGATGTGTTGGCGAAGTTCTTCACAGCAGCCAGTGATGCTTTTGGTGAAGTCATTGGTGGTGGTGCTGAATCAGTAGTGACAGCAGAGGGTGTCATTGATGCAATCTTCGTTGTCGTTGATGCTTTTGTGATGGTCTGGAATGTTGTGAAAAAGGTTGGTGCTGTCATATCCTTTGTTTGGAATAGCGCGCGTTTGATTATCGCGAGAGCAATTATGGCAATTGTGGTTCCGTTTCAAATTATGACAAAAATTGTCACTGAGTTCTTGGACTTGATTAATGTGATGTCCACTGATACTGCTGACATGATTCAAAGTACAGTGAACGGTTTTGTGAGTTCAATTGGTGAAACAGTTGAAGAATCAGCAAAGGCAGCGGGTGAAGCATGGGGTGACATCTGGTCAGAAGAAAATGACCTTGACAAGTTTGCATCACAAACAAAACGAAACCTGAAGAAGTCAATGAAAGAAGTTGGCAAGCCAGCAGGTGAAGAACTCGCAGAAAGTGTTGAAGAGGGTTTCATTGCAAACTTTGAACTTACAGAAGCAGAACTGGCAATTGGCGAAGCAACAGTTTCACTTCAAGAGTGGATAGAAAAACAAACAGAAGCAATCGAACTTTATGGCAAGACTGCTGCTGAAATAGAAATATACAAGGCAGCACAAGCGGGAGTCAGTGAGGAACTAATCAATCAAGCAAAGGCATTGGATGAACAAATGAAAGCACTTGAAGCGCAAGAATCGTTGATGGAAAAGGGAAAATCTCTGGCTGAACAAATGAGAACACCAACCGAAGTCTATTCTGACAGACTGCAAGAGTTGCAGGATATGTTGAACGCGGGTGCAATTTCCCACGAAACTTTTGAAAGAGCATTGAAAGCAGCAAAAGAGAAACTGGAATCCGCGTCACCAGAAGTTGAAGTTGATGTGAAGGCGGGTACGGTGGCAGCAAGCATTGACACAGCAATGGGTGGATTTGAAATTTCAATGGATGTGCAAGACAGAATCGCAAAAGATTCACTGGGCGAAGAACGAAAGATGGTGCATTTGCTTGAACAGATCAGCGAACAACAGAAACAAGGCAACACAGAACCAGCGATGATTTGAAATGGCACTTGTAACAACAGAAATAACGGGAAGTGGCGGCGCAAGCACGACACTAGAAAACACTGGCATTCAAAAGCATTCAGCCAATCGTAGTTTCATGGTCTACGATGATGAAGGTGAACTGGATGCTGATGTGGTTTCTGTAATGCTGACAGATGGGTTGCCACAAATTGGTGACTTGCATGATGACTTTGAATTTCTGCGTGTGACCAAGCGTTCTGTCACGCGCATGGCAGAACGCAACGATGCGTGGAAGATTGAATTCACATACGAACATCTGATTGATATTCCAGAAGTGCAAGTTTCCCAAAGCAGTGAAATCACAGGTCAGTTCATTGGGGTTTGGCGATCAAATGCGGGTGAACCAGACAACCTGAATTCGCCAGCAGCAGCAGACATCGGGGGTACGATGATAGATTCTGCTGGTTCGCCAACAAGTGTGATGTTGAAACAGCAAACATTTTCATTGTCATTTGAGCAGTTCGGAAGCATTCCTGTTTCAACTTTATTCAATGCAACTGGCAAGCGCAATTCACAGGGTTTCTTTGGATTCGCTGCGGGGTATCTTGTATATCTTGGCGTGTCGTTTGCAACAAAAACAACCAGTTCATACACACGAACAGATAAGTTTCTATATGATGGGTTTGCACACTGCCGTCAAGTTGTGGGTGCATTTGACGGTGACTTGAACCCAACACTTGATTCTGATGGACATGCAACAACTGTATTTTGGGTGCAGCCGTTTCCAAACACAACTGATTTTTCATCTTTAGGTATTCCGTTTTAGGTATCTCGTGACATGCCAACACAACCACCACCATTCCCACATCCAGACCCTATCAAAAAAGGCATCGGCAAACTAACACCACAAGTCTGGGATTCACTGATTTGGTGTTCAGAATGGGTGCATGAAAACGCTGCTGTCCTAGATAAATTGATCAAGGCATCTGAAAAGGATTCCAAGGTAGTTCGTCCGTGGTTTCTTGCAAAGATTACCGGCGCAAAACTCGCAGCACCCAACCGATACAAATACAAGTGGACGAAAGTCAGGGTGGACGATTGGACATCCGCACCGCACGGTTATTCTGATGACGATACACTTGATAGCCAACAAGATGGGGTCACAGCGTATGCCTACTATGCGGTGAACATAATAGAAGGCGGAAATTCAAACACGAAAACGGCAACGGGTACAGATGAAAGTGCTGCGACATTCCCAGATACACTGAACATGCAAGCAATCGGGGGGGGGTATACTGCTTCCATTGGTACAGAAACCACGCCATACATCGAGCCAATTGTACAGATGTTTGTGTGGCGAGATAGCGAGTCGGTCACTCGCTATATGTTCAGTGCTGCCAATTCTTATGACGGTGGTTGTGAAGAATAAACATGGTTGGCGCAGCACACTTATTGAATGCGCAGGAATGCTGCAACCCCGATGACTTGATAAAGGACTATGTGTATGCGCAACCTTGTACATGTTCAACTGCAAGTTCGGGTTGGTGCGCAAATGGTAGTTGCTCACCATACCTTGAGTTGTGTTATGTTCAAGAAATAACGGAAGGCGCAACGGTTGATGTATTCTTTGCATTCAATGGTGCGTGTTGGTTCTTGGACGGCGATGAAGATGTCATAGTATTAGAAGAAGGTGAAGAAAGACCTGAATTTGGATTTGGGATTGGCACGATTGAAAACGGTGACGGCGAGGTGTACGACACCTGTGCCGATTGCTGTGCCGATGACCAGAATGAACGGTGGTACAAGTTTGAAGCGTGCGAATCAAATGAATTGAAGATTTGTTATGAAGGCACGGCATCAGAATGTGACCTGTGTGATGGGTATGAAGATAGTGTGCTGCTCGTACCAGCAAGATTTATTGAGGGTATCGAAACAGGAAATTCATGTGATACACAGAATGAAGGCACTGGTATGGATGCTTGCCGCGATGAAACAAGTTGCAGATTCATGTTGGATTATCGTTCGCGGTATCATGACCGAACTGAGGAAGATACTTGTACTTGCTCGTTCACTGGCTGCTGCTACAAATCCTGTGAGGAAGATGATCCAGTCATCATCACATCAATTTCTGCTTGCGACAGTGCGCTAGATGTCAATGATTGTTGTGATATCTGGACACCAAAGTGGAAGCACGATATCAACGGTGGTGATGTTGACTGTGCTTCAACATACGGTGACACAGGTGTACCACATGAAGGTGATAGTGGTGACCCGCCTTATATGTGGCGGGGCTGTTGTGCGTGTTCCCATGAAACCATCGAGCCAGTCGCAAATACGCAACTTTGCAGAGTGTTTGACGGTATGACTACTTGGACATACACTTTTACAATGAAAGCCGACAATAGAAGGGGGGGTTGTATTGGCATCCCGCCAACCAGTCTGTCTTGTGATTATTGTTGCGGGTTGTCAACAACGAATGTGACTTTGAACTTCACTGTACACCCTGAAGATGCTGACAACGGTTACTATTCGCATGACACAACGCTTCACACATATCATTGCATACACCTGAACGAAGGCATTGGCGATGCTTGTATAAACAAAGAAGGTGATGCAAGTTGTCACAAGTGCTGCTTAGCCAACGCATGTGATTGTGCAGATGGCGCGCACGATTGCACAGGAATGCCAAACTTCACTGGCATGTGGTGTAAAATTATTGGCACACCAACCGCGAGCGACTGCGCTTCGATGTGTGACGCTGGTGCATACGACATTTGTGACCCGTGTGATTGGTGTGTACAAGATAATTG